TGCCTCAGATTTCTTATAAGCATTAACAGCTTGATCCACTACGTTCTGGTCATACAAAGTCTTGGATACATCCGTAGCATCAATGTTCAGCATACTTTGATACTTCATAACATCCGTGCCAAGCGAGTCAGCCAGTTTCTGATTGGATGTAGATAAGCCCTCTATCTGAGAGTTAATATCTTTTATTGGGTTTACATAGTTGGTTGTATACGCATTAACTTTTGAGTAGTAGTTATCTTTTATTGCGTTGTAAGTATTGGCCGCATTGGTAGCGGTCTGCCCTACAGAATCTACCTGTGGGGCTAGACTGTTTAACTCAGTAGCCGTGTTGTTTGCATTGTTGTAGAAAGAGTCTTGCTTAGTAGCTTCGTACTGAGTCTTTTGATCTACATAGTAGTTGTACTTAGTTGTGTAGGTACTTAGTAGATTGTCGTATTCTTTCTTTGCATTCGCGGCTATTGTGTAGTTATCTTGAGTTGTCTGATACAAATCAGAAAGCTTGTTTTCTTCGTAGAACTTTTGGGCATCAGTCTTTAATGAATCAAACTTTGTCATCAAATCTTTTGCCAACTCATTGTTCTTATTGATCTGACCTACGTTACCCGATATGGTTGCGGCCAAAGCGGTTGATGCAACGGATGAACCAATAGCGGCGGCCACATCTTTACCAGACAAAATAGCCCTAGTAGCCGCATCACTAGCATTAGCTATTAGCTTTTGATCTACCTCTGTATAGCCTTGTGCTTTTAACTCTGTTGTTACAGCGCTATTCACACCACCAGAAACACCGCTTGTCAAAATAGCATTTAAATCTCCACCTCGCAGGGCGGTAGTGGCGGCAGATGCGGATGAGCTAGTAACGACCTGCTTTAGCCATGCAGTATCGGCATACTGTGGGCCAAGTTGCTCTAAGGTTTTCTGCTCTATTGGAGTGACAGCATTGCCAGCTTCTTTGCCAACTTGTGATCCAAGGTAGGCGGCACCAGCACTTAAAGCAATCTGCTCTACGTTTCCACCATTGGCGGCAGATACGGCGGCACTAGATACTGCGGCAATCGTGGCTGGTTCTAACTCAAGCGCCAATCCTTCTGGGCCAAGAATCACAACTAGAGCGGCAGTCTCAATGATAGGGAGAGGGTTGCGGGCAATGTTGTCTATGGTTTTGTTAACACTAGAAACAAACTTTTGACCTTCTCCAAGAGTGTTATCTATTTCTTGCGCTGGATTACACATTTACAGTCCCCCTATACAGCTGGCGGCCTTGTGCGTCCTTGCCAATGATTTGTACATCAACAGGAAAACCAATACGCTTAATAAGATTAATCATGTTAATGTCATGCGTTTCCCCGTAGACAGATTTGTATCCTGCTTTGTGCATGGCTTGGGCAAACTCTTTCATATTCCTAAATAGGTTTTTGTATGAATCAGCATTGAACACATACATCTGAGCTACTTGTGGCTTGTCTATACGAAACCAAAACAAAGTATTGCCATTACGCATGATGCGGTACTTGTTAGATTCTATAGACGCATAAAGTGCGGCATAGACTTTCTTCCAGTCCGTCTTCATTTCTTTTACTTCGGTAGAGTTCTGCACGATCTCTTGCGGGGTCATTCTTTTATCCATTACCCGACTTTCCAGTTTGTTCCGTCTGAGTAAACAGGAGTTTTAACCGCCCCACCCGTGACAACAGTTGAGCCAAATGTAGGCGCTAGGGCATCAGATACAAATGCTCTGGCACCAATTCCAGATGTTGCCGCGCTTGGTAACGTTGCCACCGTGTAAATAGTAAGAGCAGGGATTATCCCGCTGTCTGTACTAAGTTGATCTAATATGCCCTGTATGCGATTGAAGTACAAGCGCAAAACATTATTAAACTGGTTTTGATATGCGGCAGAATAATTTTCCCCACCAAGCGGCAATGCTGGTGCCGAAATTTTATTGATCTTGGATTCAGAAGTAACAATGTATGTCATCGTCTGCCGTCCAACCTAATATCTAAACGAGGAGATCCTAGTTGCCAAGTCACGCCTTCTGCGGTAGACCTGACCTCCATAGCCAACTGACGGCCTCTAACCCTTGTGTAGATCTGCCCAGTAAATGCCTCGATAGGAAGAACCGCCGTGCGGGTGATAGTAGCGGAAGCGTTACCACCTACAGACTGAGGATCGTTATACCCAGAGCCTGAGTTTTGCATAGGCTTGAGATACATGGTCAGCTGTGGGCTGTCTGCGGTAGAACCCGAAAACTTAACGTCAGGCAATACACGCCATATAAACCCGAATCTATCGCCGTCATCAATGTCGAATTCAGCAGAAGTAATGTAAGCCTCAATAGGCGCTGTAGTGGCCGTAGTTTTGTCATCTACGCCAACTTCATGGTCAACAATGTTGTAGTTGTAAGTCGCACCAATTGGATAGTCTCTTAGACCAGAATCAAGCCACGCCGTTCTAGCCATAGAGCCGTAATACCAAACGCCAGTTCCACCTTTGCCGTCTGGTTCAAGGTAGTTGTAAATTACATAGCTATCAATCTTGGAGTCCACACTGTCATTACTGACATAGAACCACCACACCTCATTGAAACCCTCGTTTGTTCCACACATTACTTGGTCAAACTGCGCTTTGTTGATGTTCTCAAATACAAATTGGCGCAGATCACAAGATTGTGTTTGTGTGCGTCCATCATATTTATAGAACTTATCCACACCCATCCAGTACGCTACACCGTTAGCGTAACCAACAGCGTTTTCTCCAGCAATAGATACGTTATCACCCACCAATTGAGAACCCCATACAACGGGAGCGCCCACATATTGAAGTGAATAAAGCGATGAATCAGTCCAAACCAAGATCTCTTGACGAGCTTGCATGGCTGTAACAATCTTAGAGCCATGAGACAACCGAAGATCACCAGCAGTATTGGTGGCCGCAGGAGTCCATTCAACAGCCGATTCTTGGTTTGACCAGCGGATCTGCATTGGATCTTGGGTGGTTGACCCTAGCGCATTACAGCCAAATGCAAATACATACCTGCTTGTATCAGAAACAAGGATGTAGTTTTGGATGATTGGGCAGTTAGAAGCCGCCGCAAATTTTGTAATATCTATGCCTCTTGGGGATATAGATTGAGTTCCAGATTGGCTTCCGCTTGTATTTATTAAAGAGCCTGTTGGGGTTGCAGACAAATTAAATGTTGTGGAAGAAACATACCTTGTGTAGTAAATTGTTCCAACCAATAAACCCGTGGGCAATGCGCCCGTTGTTTGAAAAATAATAGGTGACAAATCTGGCAAAATAATAGTAGCCGTTACAACACAAGGGGTGGCTATGGTCATAGTGACAGTAGACGGCTGGTAACCAATACCAGCATCCCAATAATAGATTGGCCCGCCCCTTGCCCCATAGATCAAATCTTCGCCAAAGTTACTTTGACTCCACAGGCGCATAGCGTCATTTGACGTTGTACCAATGCCCCATGTCCCGCTTCCCCATGTACCAGCACCCCATCCAACCAGTGGAACTGCATAGGCTGGGCCAACATTAATTTGATATACGGCGTAAACAGTACCGCCACCCGTTGCGGCAGATGAAGCTGGCGATGCCGCCGTGATTGTGTAAGTAGTTGCACTTGAGTAGGTAAGCTGATACTCACCAGAGATAGTAATACCGCCTACAGCCGTAGCCCCTGTGAATGTCACAAAGTCATTGTTAATATATCCACCAGTAGCATCTGTCACCGTTACAGTGGTAGATCCGCTTTGCGTAGCAAATGGGTTTGTCAGTGTATGAACTGTCTGCGTTGGGGTTATGTCGTAATAAGCGCCGCCAGAACTGATATAGAACTTTAAGTTAGTGCCTACTCCTATTAGCTTTTGAGAGCCAAGAGTTACCCATGTCCACAAAGAACGGCAAATGCCAACAAACGTATTAGCTGAAATGCGTTGCCACCCACCAATTTTCTCAGGTGTACCTTGGCGGAATCGGATCTTGTCGCAGTCATACCAGCCGTTTTCGTTGGTATAGCGAGTATTTTCCTTGTTGACTCCCGGCCTTAAAGATAGTTTTTTTAGTGGCATCTCAGATCCTATGACAAGAACAGGGCGCGTTCATCGTTTCGTCTTGTGACCAAACCTTTTAACACTTTACCCCCAGCCTTAGTGTATTTCAAGAACTCGTCTGCCGCACCTTGAATATCGCCACGAAGAACCTTTTGACGGAGGGTTGAGCGCTGTAGTGTTCCCAGACCAACATTAAAGCTAAAAGATACCAGCCCATCAAAATTGCCTTGGGTAAGACTAACTGGGCATAGAGTTGAAACACCCCGTTCAAAGCGAGCCAAATCTGATCTAAGAATTGCATCAACTTCCTCCATCGGGTACACACGGTTATCTTCTGGCAACAACTGTATTGCCGCCCTTTGGTCTACAGGCAATCTAGCCTGTGAGTCATACATTAAGTGGCCAACCCCCACCGTCCAGAGGTACACCGAGTCCCGATAAGGCTTTTGCCTCACCCCCTCATGGTGCTTAATATCCTCAATACAGCGGGCGCTTATGTTCATTTCTTTTCAAACGCTTGTGAGCCAAACCAGAAAGCCACGATAGAAGCCCAGATTAACTGGGTATCGTTGTCCCACAACTGGTTTAAGCACTCGGTAAACGCTACATCGGTGTGGTAGGCATAGATGAAACCTGCCACATCTACAAAGACTAAAAGCAAAAACATCCCATAGGTAAGGGCGGGACGCACCATTGCACGGGCGTTAACTACCCACTGAGAAGCGCCTTTGCTGATCTCTATGTCGTGGGCATACAGGGCTTGGCGCTCTTGTAGTGCTGTCTGAGCATTGGTAACGTCAGCGTTGATCTGAACCTGTTCCGTCTGGATATGCTCAATGCGTTCTTGGGCTTCTAGGCCAGCCTTCTTCAAGGTCAGCTCACGCTCTGTTTGCATCTGTGCCAAGGCAAGTTCGTGCTTTTTGTCAGCACGGTCTTGGAAGAATTCCAGCAGTTTAGGCAATCCGCCCATAAGGAAGGATAGAAGGGTTGATAGTAAGGTCAGCATTATTTTTCCTTTAGTTCACGTTTAAGCTTGCGAAGCTCTTTGATCTCTTGCTTGAGCTGGGCTTTCATATACAGGGTTTCCACATATGCCATCGATGTAACTCCAACAATGATGCATATGGCCACTCCTATCAAAACCCACCAGACAAGCTTCGTAGTTGCCACATTAGCCACCCAAAAAACATTGATACAAACATCACGGCAATCACCCCACTTGTTATTTCAATGAACTCAATTTCCTGTTGCTCCTTACGCCATCTAGCCTGTCTGGTCTTGCGGATCATTTCTGACCTAGCCCATTCCTGTTCACGTTCAATCTTGCCGTGCATCACCAAGAATCTGCTGTACAAGTCCTTTAACTCAGCTGGGGCGTACACCATTGCCTCACGAACCTGCTCCATTAACTTCTCCATTTGAAGCTCAATAAGCACCCGCTCCACCGCTTTCTTGCTGGTGTTTTGGGTTGGATCGTAGTTGGTCTTGCTCTCCTCTTCTAGTTCAAGGTAATGGTTTGTAATCGCTTGCTGTGCGTCAAAGAGAACACCGAGGTTTGCACCGATCTCGCTGATGAGTTTGAGTTCAAGCTCTTCGTAAGATTGCTGTTGCTTGGCTGTCTTGGCTTTCTTTTGCGCCACAGGCTTGGCGGCCTCGGCTGGTTTACTAACGAATAAACCAATGAACCAATCAAAAATGCCTCGGATCGCTTTGACATCGGAGATGACTCCCTCGACTGTCTTCTTTGCGCCCTCCAGCTCCATACGCCCCTCATGGAGCATGGCACATCCCTGCTTAATAAAGCCAACAGCGGCCTGCGCCGCCATGAGTAGGGAGAATGGGTCAATGGTCTATTACGCTTGAACAGCGTCCCAAGTTTGAGCTTCTTCATTCCATGTGAATGGGCCACCTTCTGTAGGCATAGCCACAGGGCAATCCCACAAGCAAGTGTCTTCATTCAGCGTCCAAGATGGATATGGCTGTGGAGGAATAAAAGCATCTCTCTCATTGTCATAGGTGTAACCAATGCCAGCGTAGTTCTTACGCAGTGGTCTGCCTTCTGGGTGTTGTCCACCGTGAGTGTTGTAAGAAGTTTGAATCCATCCAGCAGGGTCGCCTAAAGCACCTGTTTGAATGAAGTCTTCTTCAGCAACAATCACCTGAGTGACGATACCGTTTTCGATCTTGGCGTAGTGGCTCATGTGTTCTCCTTATCGAGCGTTACTAAATTTAAATGGATTTTCGGCTACAGCATAATATATATATGTGTCACCACTTGTATTCATTGATGCCGCAGTATTTCTTAGTTTAAATCCGTTGCTTAATATATCCATTGAAAACGCACCATTCCAATCAGTTTCACTACCGCTTGTATTTGGTGCAAGAGGTGAATCTGGTGAACCAGAATTTCCAACAGCGTTGTAAGTTCCACGGCTAGTATCTTGAATAAACCAATTACCAACAGCGCTTGAATCTTTAGTCAATATAAACCTTGGTCTAAAGCCCGTGTAAACAAAAGGCCCGTCAGCAGACCCGTTACCCGTGTACGACCCAAAAGCTGAATACCCTGCTACTGCGGCAAAACAGTAGGCTACATAGTTATTAGAACTACCATTGTTTTCGGTGTAAGTTCCTAGCGTAAAGACTGTGCTTGTTGGAGTTGTCTTCCACATATTTGCATCAGTTGCTTTAGTGGCATTTTGATTCAAATAAATGTACCCACCAGAACCAATGCTTGTGTGATAGCAAGGCCAATCGTATGCGCCGCTTCTGTTCTTAAGAATAATCATAGATGGCACTACGCCAAGTCCATGACCGACTGTTGCATTGTTTGTGCTGTTACCCGTATAAGTCACCACGCTAAAGCCAGCAGTAGTGTTTGCACTTACCGATGAAGTGATAGAGCCAGATGTGTTTGATACGGCTGTACCACCTGCTTTCCAGCACCAATCTACAAGCGTCCAACCAGCATTCCAATCAGATGTGCCAATCGTATATCCGTTTGAATTAAACGCAGTTATAAACTGTGAACTTGTATCTTGTGAACCAGTTGTGTTTGTATGTAACTGACTGGCTGTTCCACGAACAGAATCTGTAAGAACATGGTCACCAGCATTACTTCTTGGTTTATCCCAAATCAAATCAGGTTGAAACAATAGGCTTGTAACCGAACCACCACTTGAACCAGTACCTGTTCTTAAAACAGGGTACATATATAACGCACCATTAGGAATTGCATATGTTGTTGGCATTTCTATTCCTTATAGGTTATAGGTGTTGAGTCCAACAAAACCACTTGGTGGTGTGTATGTCCAAGGCTGTTGACCAAAGTTGACATTGTTGCTTTGACCAGATGCCAAAGCGCAAGGCATTATTATTGTTCCTACTGTCAATGTAAAAGTTGGATTTGCTCCTGTTGATGGATTTCCAGTTGTTCCACCAGATGAGTCGTACCAAACATTATTTTTACCAACCCAAGCATATCCAGTTGATGCATCGTAAGAAAATTGAAGAATAGTACCCGCAACAAAAACTCCTAAACTACTTGTAATAGTTGATGTTCCGTTATAAATAGAGCCTATTGAATCAGCATAAATAAAATATCTATTTGACGCTCCAACAGGAGTTGCATTTAAATTTGCGCTTGTTGTTGCTAATCCAAAAGCCAAGCCATTAGATGCACTTGTTGTAGTTGGATTAGTACACTCTGCATAAAATTTACCAGTAGTAACCATACCAATAGTTCCTCTGGCAGTGTAATTGCCACCAGAATTGGACATTGATAAATTGCCATTTGTAATGGTATTTGTTCCACCAGTAGTACCTGTGTCTAATGGATTCAACACAGCATAGTTAGCCGCTGTCGCACTTGTTAGTGTTGGTACATCGGTCATGCTGTCTACTGTGTAGGACAGAACAACAATACCTGAGCCACCAGCCGCCGCTGAATACGCCCAAGAACCAAATCCGCCACCGCCGCCACCGCCGCCTAAGTTTGTGCCACCAGCAACTGCACGACCACCAGAACCATCTCCACGACCACCACCACCAGAGCCTCCTGAGCCTCCAGTGCCAGTATCAAATGCGCGGTTACCACCACCGCCACCACCAGCATAAGTGACAGATGCGCCTGTTATAGACGATGCAGAACCATTACCGCCAGCAGTTCCATTTCCATTTGAAAAAGAAGATGTTCCAGCACTTCCAGCGCCACCACCACCAGCCGCACCTACTGTTGGATTAGAAGTATTTCCACCAACATTACCTGCACTTGCGCCACCGCCTGAGAATGCTCTTGCTGGCGATCCGCTAGTACCACCAGCGCCACCACCTGAACCACCAGTTACACCATCAGTTTCATAAGCTCCACCATTACCGCCACCAGCAGACGTAATTGATGAAAATACAGAATTGCTTCCAGATGCGCCTATTGCGCCACCGCCACCTACAGTGATTGTGTATGAAGTACCAGATGTTACCGATAGCGTAGAAGTCTTATAACCACCTGCTCCGCCACCGCCAGAAGCCAACCCTGTTCCACCGCCACCACCTCCACCAACTACAAGGTAGTTAACGCTAGACACACCAGCAGGTGCTGTCCATGTGGAAGAAGAGTTAAATACAACTACGTTTGTTGGCGATGATGTAGATGCTATGTTGTTCGGTGTCCAGTTGTTTCCATTTGGACTAAAGTCATACGCCAATGTTGTTGGGCTTGCTGTATTGCTAAAAGGCAAGTAGAAGCCGTTAGTACCATAAGAACCACCATAGGTGATGGGTTGCCATACACCATAAGAATTGAATGTTCCAAAACTGTTTGGTGTCAGGGCTTGTCCGTCAATGAAGTTGACATCAGCCATGTAGCCGTCAAAATAGCCAGTAGGCGCACTGTAATAATTAGCTCCCAAAGCCAAAACTCTGCCAGACTTGTTTATCCAGCAGTCAAAATTTTGTGAGGGGTATGTTGCAGTAGTAAAGCTCGTTATCTGTGAGCCGTTGACATATATTTTTACTCTATTCGTTGAAGTTGCTTGTGTTGTATCAACAGCAACTACAATGTGATACCACGCAGACGGGTCACGGAATACTTGCGTAGTTACAAAGTATCCGCTGGTAGCCCCATTTAGGTAAAAGCGCAAAACATCTGAAGAATTGAACTCTAGCGTGTCCCAGTCTGAGTTAGCTAAATCGTTCTGACCTGTAAATAGTGGATTATAAGACCCCAAAGACCCTCGTTTAACCCATGCACTCAAAGTAAATATTTTTCTGTTTCCAGCCCCTTGAGTCCGATTCAAATAAGCACTAGCACTAGAACGGAAACGCAAAGAGTTGTTTACATACTTGATTGGTGTCAGGTATCCGCTTGATGTGAATGTGTGAATGACATTACCACCAGTGATAGTCACAGTACCACCAGCCATTTGCTGTGTAGAACCTGCATAAGAGATGATTACAACGCCAGAGCCACCAGCGGCAGATGCAAGTGTGTTATAGCCACCACCACCTCCTCCACCTCCAAGGTTTGTCGTACCAGCAACAGCACCAGTAGAACCATTTGCACCTCTACCGCCACCACCTGCTCCACCAGAACCACCAGTTGTTCCATTACCTCCACCACCGCCACCACCAGCGTAAGTGACAGAACTTCCAGAGATAGATGAAGCAGTACCAGCACCGCCATTACCAGTTGTTGAACCACTTGCGCCAACAGCAGATGCGCCACCTCCACCGCCACCAATAGCGGCGGCGTTTCCTCCATTATTACCTTGTCCAGAAGTTCCAGCACCACCTGTTCCAGAAACATGAGAGCCACCACCACCAGAACCGCCAGAAGGTGCAGTTGCACCAGACGCACCGCCGCCGCCACCACCTACGGCAGTAGTTGCAAAACCACTAAATAAAGAATTTGTACCGCTACCACCAGCCAATAAGTCTGCGGCAGTTGCACCACCAGCACCGACTGTGACCACATAATTTGAATTGGTGTCAATGGTTAAACCAGAACCAGTAAGTAAACCTCCTGCACCTCCTCCACCACCCATAGCACTATCACGGGTAGCCCCTGCTCCACCACCAGCAACAATCAAATAACTCGCTGTCAAAGAAGACAAAGGAGTCAATGTTCCTGATGTGTTGAATGTGTGAATAACATTAGAGCCACTTGTAGTGACTACTCCACCACCAAACTGTTGTGGGGCAGGATATGAAATGATGACTACGCCAGAACCGCCAGAGCCACCACGACCATTAGGTGAACTCCAACTTCCACCGCCTCCACCACCACCGCCTGTATTGGCTGTGCCAGCAGTACCATTTCCACCACTTGCATTAGAACCAGCACCGCCTCCACCATTGCCACCAGAACCAGCAGTTCCAGCACCATTAGTACCACCGCCACCGCCTCCAGCGTAATAGGTTGATGTTCCTGTGATTGATGAGGCTAAACCTACGCCACCGCTACCAGCAGTTTGACCAGAAAATGTTGCGCCAGCCGCACCTGCGCCACCACCGCCACCAGCCGCATACGCTGGTGCAGAACCGCCACCAACAGCACCGACATTACCTTGACCTGATGTAGCAGTACCAAAGTTAGAACCACCGCCACCTCCAGAACCACCATTGCCAGCAGTAGCGTTTCCATCGTTAGCACCAGCACCACCTCCAACAGAAGCAGTCAATGTTCCTAATTGTGAATTGCCACCACTACTAGACGCATCTGCATAAGTTGCCCCAGACGCACCGCCAGCACCCACAGTAATTGTGTATGAAAGAGTTGGGTTTAAAGATGTTGTGCCTGTTTGATAACCACCAGCACCGCCACCACCGCCTCGACTTGTACCGCCTCCACCACCGCCAGCAACCACAAGGTAACTAGCAGATACTGATGCAAGACCAGTCCACCCAAAGGCGGCTAGTGCGGCGGCTCCAATCTTGGATAAACGAGGCATTAGTTATCCTTATGCGAACTTGGTCTGAGAAGCAAGAACGGTATATGTTGCAGATGCTGTTTTTAACACGACGTATGTATAAGAGTCTATGCCACTTGCGTTACCGCTTGTAGGCGCTGTTCCACCTTGCCATTTTGGAGTTACAGATGTGCCGTCAATCGTCACAGCAGAGTTGTAGTAAGCCGTAGAGCCTTGTGTTGCCAACATGGTGATTGAAATTGAATCGTTCGTAGTCATCGCAGTATTGAGCGAAGTGCCTGACGAGAAAGCAATATTCAATGTCCAGTTGTTGGCGGCGTTGGTTGTGTAGTATTGAACTGAACCACTATTAACATAGAAGTTAGTCGTTGCTGATGGAGCTGACCCAACCACGTTTGCAGGCTCTGCAATGTTCAAAGTCTTAGTGGCCGCAGTGGCACTTGTTCCATTAAACGTCTGGGTGGCTGTAAATGTCTGTGCTGTATTAGTCAGAGCAATGTTTGCCCCAGCCAAAGTTGATGCGCCTGTACCGCCGTTAGCGATAGGAAGCTGTCCAGACACTTCAGTTGCAAGTGCAACTGCGCCAAAAGTAGGTGCGCCGGATGCATTTCCATGAAGCAAAGTGGAACTTGTTCCAGCTGATGTCGTGGCTAATGCAGTTGTTGTGCTGGCATAAGTCACGCCGTACTGGGTAAATGCGCTAGATTGGCCTGTTCCGCCCGCTGTGTTTGGCAGGGTTCCTGTAGCCAATACACTGGCTGAAGTGGCGTATACCGCACCACCAGAGGTGAATGATGTAAGGTTTGTACCGCCGTTAGCCGTGCCTAGAGTTCCAGCAAGGGTAATAGCGCCTGTTGTAGCTGTGCTTGGAGTAAATCCAGTAGTTCCAGCCGAGAACGAAGATGCTGTTGCTGTAGTGGCGATCTTGACAAAGTCAGATCCGTTCCAAGCGCAAAGAGCTTTTTCTGCCGCAACGATAGTTACACCAGTTGTTGGCCCCACTCCACGCAAAACAATTGACTGCGTACTTCCGGTTGCGTTGATGACAATGTATGCCTTACTCTGAGCTGGCGCAGTGATGTTTCTGGTAACTGTTCCACTTGCCGTCCACAAGAGGATGGCTTCACGGGCTTGATTGGCCGCCAAAGTCGTTGTAGTCAGCGTAACGTCAGCATCGGTGCTAAGAGTAGTTGTACCAGCAATTGCCGAGTCAACCAAAGAAGTAATGCTGTTATTTACAGTATCGCCCCACGTTCCCGATAACTCTCCAGTAACAGGAAGCGCAAGACCTAAAAGGGATGTTGCCGCTGTTGTCATATGTTTAACCTCACGTTATTACTTCTGCCCAGTTTGCTGTTTGAGAGTTACTGATATTTTGCCAGTTTGCGCTCTGACTGTCATCAATTAACTTCCAATATACAGCGAATACTGTTCCAATTTGACCAGAAGCTGAATTGCCAACAAGTGCAAAACTCCTAGTCCCAAGACTAACCGATCCAATCCGACCGCTTGCAGATACTCCAGTTAAAGAAACTGTCCTATCTAAGCCAACTATTCCAATCTTTCCTTCAGCTGAATCCGGCAATAATGGAACAATTACTTGTCCCAAATTAGCCATGCCTTCAACGCCTGTTAACGCTTCCGCATTTGTAGGCGTAACAGATCCAACAGCTCCGCTAGAAGATACGCCTGTCAGCGCAGATGTAGCACCTCTGGTAACCGTTCCAACCGCACCAGATGCTGATACACCCGTTAATGCGACTGTTTGAGTAACCCCAACAGTTCCAACAGAACCTGTTGCCGTGTCACCTGACCCGACAAAAACGCTTGGAGTTAAAGAACCTACAGAACCCGTTGCAGACTTGCCTGTCAAGGCAATAGAAATAACGGGCGTAGCTGTTCCTACGGCTCCTGTTGCTACATCCCCTGTTGAATCAAGAGTGCCACCCCAGCCGTTTGCCCCCCACGTTTGGTAGCCCCAGCCGAGAGACATTACTTACCCTTTAGGTTGTTGCGATGCGTAGCAAACCAGTTGTTGTAGTGTTTGATGGCATCGTTAAAGTAAACGTGCCAGCAGTAATTGTTTGGTCACCAAAGGTGTACACCGCCACAGCCTTGTTTGACTGGGTTGAGTTGTATACCAAGACCGCATTAAAAGCGGTGGTAACAGTCAAAGCAGACCAAGAGAAACTAGCCGTTGGAGTCCAGTAAGCCACGCCAGCAGTCGATGAACTGTTGGTAGCAATAGGAGCTGTTCCATTGGTAATCGTCACGCCACCAGCCGTATAGCCAGTACCAGAGGTGTTTGTCACTTCTCCGGTAGTGCTGTAAGCAGTAGTG